CATAAACAAACTTTCATTCTTATTCCTCCTCAATTATAGTTGCATATCCAGTAAATTGGTCATTCAATTCAATTAAGTATTGAATCAACTCTTTTTTTGTTGCTTTTTTTATCTCGGCCAAATCCATTCTTCTTCCTCCTTAATTTCATTAATGAGTCGTTCAATATATTGAACTAATTCCAACTTTGTGTAAGACATGATTAGTCCTAAGTGGTCAAAGTATATAATTGATTCGTTATTAATCTTTCAAAATCGTTATTTTTTTTTTTAGAGTGGTACTGCTACGCATTACAACACTAAAATGCGTTAGAGATGGTCAACCTATGCCATCACTATCATAATAAACCTTCACCTATCATCAAAGGGTATGGCTAAAAAATCTACAGACCTAATTATGAGAGATAGACTTCAATTTACTTTAGATGCATCGGGTGACCTCGATGTTGTTTATGGTAGAATTGATTTAAGTGACTATGTTAATACCGTTCAAAAGAAGGGTTTAGCAGTAAAAGAAGTACGATTCCAAGTACGCAACCCTGCTACTCCGGAAACTGGTTCATTTAACCAGCAACTTGCTACCGAAGGGGGTACCTCAACAAACCCAACTTTTGCATCATTGAAGATGTTTGCAACTACTACAGCATATGAAAACGCACAAGATGTTGGGTTAGCAAGTCCAAATGTATTTGCTTTAGTTGAACATCAACATTACATCAATGTCGTTCAACAAGGCTCCGCAAATGTAGGTGGTAATCAAATAGTTTCATATTTCGAATTTGGAACCCCCGATTTACATCCGGATGGTTATACAGTTGTTACAGATATTCTTATCGGAGTTGCGGCTAATGCATGTACAAGAATCTCGGATACTACCCTTGAAGTTGATATTATGCTAATTGCTGAACCAATCACTGTCACACAGAAAGAATTGAACGAGATGCTAGTACAAGCGCAAGATTTGTGAGGCGATTTAATTGCCCATCAAAAAGAAGGCTATTAAGCCCGTTTTGAAAGACCCTAGAGTTCAAAAGTTACTTGCTGGCGCAGGTGCTTCGATTGTTGATGAGATATTAGATAATCGTGTTATTAATGCCGCTGAGGGTGCTTTGGTTGGTTCTGCGGTTGGTGGGCCAATTGGAGCCGTTGGTGGCGGTCTAGCAGGATGGTTCCTTGCTGATGATAGTACAGTTCTGCCGGTTGACATGATTGCAATACCTGCTTACCAAGCAAGTATGATTCAAGGTTCCCCCGCATTTCAAATATACATGCGAGCAGGCGAAACAATAATGCCAACTGGTGGAAATGTAAGAGATGTTCAAGAAGTGGTTAGGTCCGAGACTATGGCTATGGAAAAAAAGCCAGTGAAAAAAACTGCTTGGCATAGATACATTAAACAAAAGAAAAACCAAATCCGTTTTAAATCGGGTAAAATGAAAGGTAGACTTAACTTGAAATCAATGGCAAGAGCATATAAGAAGAGTAAGAAAGGAGGCAAGAAATAATGCCTATTACCGAGTTAAGAGATGGTATATCTATTCATCCAAGCGACGAACTATCATTGGCTAGTGGATTGACATTAGATGCAAACGGTTTTGGGATAATACAAAAGAAAATCAATGTTACTAGTGGTATGAGACATAAACTAGAACATTGTGATTTTTACATTGATTCAATAGGGCAAAATTATGACCAAGCGGAATTTTATTTAAGTCCTTTACCGCTTATTTACTCCGACATGATTGGTGTTTACTTAGGTAGCGGACTTAATGCTAATACATTAGCCGCATATAATGAAAATATTTTGTATAAAGCACAATTTAACACAACTTTTAGTACCAAATCTCAAGTAAATGAATTTCCTAATAACTTTTTATCTGCTAGACCTACATTTAATTTTTACAGTGATACATTATACATTACCGTCTTTTTTAACGGAAGAGCTAATGCTACCGTCAACAGTGTAATGCTTTCATTCTATGCGGCTTTAGATTCAACACCAATTGATTCCGTAGAACACGGTATAGGGCTATTACGAGAACGAATGACTACTATGACATCACGCATTGACTCATTAGGGCGTTCTATTGCCCCAGCACGCAATGTTGGACAAATAGCACCGTTTTGGAAATATGGCGGAACTAGACCCGAAAGAATGATTGAAGGTGAAAGTTTAGTCAATTTTTGGTTAAATATGGCTGATAGGGATGATGAAGACATGAGCGACCCCACATTATTACGCGACCAAGTTAAATCTGCTAGGCAAATGGTTGATAACCCTACCGCAATGGGTGCCGGAGATATTCCGGATTGGATTAGGCTTTATCTAAATGAGGGTATTGTAGCCGGCCCGTTGCGTTCTCAATGGCCACCTATCAAACATGCCGACAATGGAAATGTGTTGTGTCTATGATGGAAGCAATAGCACCAATAGACAAACAACAAAACGAACGCATTGTTTGGTGTGAAAGGTTACTTTATCTCATTGTTGTTCTTCAATTTCCGCAACTCGCGTCCTTAGCAATGTAATTAAATCATAATCTATTATTTTTCGAGTAAATAACAAATTAAGTAAAGACCTAGTTGGTATCGAATCAAAATCAAAATGGTCATTAAGTTTTTGCAAAATAGCAGATTTAACCCACTTTGAACGCGATTGTTTCCAATCTAACTCGTTGTCAAGCCTTATCATCAAAGAGACAGGAATCCCAATGGAAACCGGAACAACTTTGTCACGACTTCTAGGTCTAGGCGTCAAGTCGCATCACCGCCACTGGATAACTTTTGTAACCGCAAGTCATACATTTTTTTCTAACATATTGTATCCCATCAAATTTTGGATATTCAGTCCGCATATTTTCTTCACCACAATTAAAGCATATCATTGGTCGTCTCCCTCCCACAACTCAGCATATTTTTTTTTGAATCGTTTTTTCATTTGAAAGAGATTATAAGCAACAACTTGTTGAGATAATCCTAAGATTTCACCAATTTCTTTTTGACTAAACCCATTTCCTCTCATTCGTTGAATCCATCTTTCATGGTCACGAGTGCATTTCATTCTTTATCCTCCTTACAATCTAAACATTCATTTTTTACTAATTTAAATAAATCATAACATAAACAAACTTTCATTCTTATTCCTCCTCAATTATAGTTGCATATCCAGTAAATTGGTCATTCAATTCAATTAAGTATTGAATCAACTCTTTTTTTGTTGCTTTTTTTATCTCGGCCAAAT